TGAATATAACCGTTGATCAAGGCGGCGCTGATGATCTTCTGCTTCCTTTCGGGTTCTTTGGGCCTCCTAAACCTAAAGATACCGGAGCGAACATGCAAGTCGCCGGAACTGCTACATTAACTTTCGTTACGGGCGACAGACCAGAGTCTGGTGACACCATTACAATCACTGACGCTGTCGGCACTGCAAAAGTATATGTAGCTGGAGGATCGCAAGATACGAGCGTCGATCCGCCTCAATGGAATGCCTCCAACACCACAACAACACAGGTTGATTCGTTGCAAGCTTGCATTGAATCTGCGAATGGCCACAATGGAACGATTGTGGTCAGTCAAGACGGCACTGGCTTAATAATGACTTTGACACAGGCCACGCCCGGCGCCGGCGGAAACACAACTATAACTTCCAACGGCCCAACCTCCGGCCAGCTTACTGTAGCCGGCTTTACCGGTGGTGCAAAGGGCGTCAGGGTTGATGACGATATGACGAACTCTGATGCAACGTGGGTTTCACCAGATATTAATTTTATTGCCCCGAGAGCATACGCCCATGGAGCTGGTGGACATACTACTGCTATCGTTACCACACCCAATATGACAGCTTCCTTCTTATTCCCCAAACTTCCTCTGAAGCTGCAGGGCACACAAGGAAATCTTCCGAAGCCCACTATGCAATATTGGGGCATTGATATGGCTAAGAGCGGTTCGGTTAAACATGATCCCAGCCTGACAGAACTTCTTAGACCAATAGGTACTGTCGGTCCGGACGTTTCAGATAGCGCTACTGCTCTGGAACACATGTTTGTGTTCTCGCTAGACAACCTTCAACTGACAGGTTCTGTTGGTGCTTCGTACCAATCAGGCTCGCGAGCAAACCCCGTCGTCGCACATGCCTCCATCACCGCCAACAGTGGCTATAGCGCATTGCTGACTGGAAGTACCTTAGGTTATAATAGGTTCACCACCGTTTTCCATGGCGGCTTCGATGGGTTTGACATTACAGAAAAAGATCCGTTTAGAAATACTTTTATCACTGCTAATGGCTCTGACACTAACAACTACGCTTTCTATTCTATTAAGAGAGCGATTGACAGTGTTAGAGATGCGGAAGTAGCAGACATCAATCTGGCTACAATTCCTGGAATTACGCAGCCGACGCTTACTGAGCATCTTATTACTATTTGCGAAGACCGTGCTGACGCACTGGCCATCATCGATCTTGAAAAAGATTATGTGCCTCCGCATGAGAACGAGAGTTCGGAAGCGGATAACAAGCCAGATGTTAATTTGGCGGTTAACACACTCAAAGGCCGACAGATCAACTCTAGTTATGGCTGTGCTTATTTTCCATGGGTCCAAATTAGAGACACCATTAGTAACGTTATATTATATGTTCCACCTTCTGTTGTCGCTTTGGGTACGATGGGCTCGAGCGAAGCAGCTCGCGAAGTTTGGTTTGCGCCAGCTGGCTTTACTCGCGGCGGCTTGACAACCGGCGCAGCTGGAGTTCCGGTGACAGGCGTAAAGATGCATCTCTCATCTGACGATAGAGATAAACTTTATGCGGCAAATATTAATCCAATTGCCTCGTTCCCAGCAGAGGGCATCGTAGTGTTCGGACAGAAGACACTGCAGGTAACAGCATCTGCTCTGGATAGAATCAATGTTCGTCGCTTGCTGATCTTTATTAAGAAGCAAGTCTCGAGGATTGCTGCAACCACCTTGTTCGAACAGAACGTTGTAGCGACGTGGAATGGCTTTAAAGGCCAGGTTGAAACGTTCCTCTCCAATGTTAAGGGTGGACTAGGTTTGACCGATTTTAAGGTTGTTTTGGATGAGACCACAACGACACCAGAACTGGTCGATAGAAACATTATGTACGCTAAGGTATTTTTGAAACCTGCGCAAGCAATTGAATTCATTGCCTTAGATTTCATCATCACAGATTCAGGAGCTTCTTTTGACGATTAGTTAAGAAACTTTTGATAAGCAACACTATTTAATATAGGTATTTAAGGAGAAATAAAAATATGGGATTTTGGACAGACAGTACTTTGGAGCCAAAAAGATCACACCGGTGGTTATTTTTCGCTAGAAACTCTCAGCTGGAATCATTTGTAATTAAATCAGTAGATAAGCCAGGTTTCTCTATCAATGAAACTTCTCATAATTTTTATGGACATTATTTTTATTATCCCGGTCAATTGACTTGGGACGAGATTAGTGTTACCCTTGTTGATCCTGTTGATCCTGATAGTTCACATGCATTGATTAAAGCTTTAAATAGATCTGGTTACAGGCCACCATCTGAACAACACAAGGAAGGTAATTTGTTTACCATCTCTAAAGCGGAAGCGGTAGATGCCTTAGGTCCTCGTATTCAAATCGAGCAACGCGGTTCTGGAAATGAAAAGCTTGAAACTTGGAGTTTTATCAACCCATGGATCAAGAGTGTTAAGTTTGGCAGTCTGGCTTATGACTCCGATGCGATGCTCGACATTTCAGTATCAATTCGTTATGACTTTGCAGAATTTGAAAAACACTAAAAGTTTAACATACAAAAAAAATCTGTTATAATAGTATATGAATGAGGTAAACTATGACAGCTAGAAATAATGAGGATAGAACAGGAGCAATGTCCGCTTCTCCTCCTCCTCCATCTCTTGAACAACCAAGAGTTCAAAATGAATCAACTTTTAGTTTTACTACACCTACGGAATTTGTAGAACTACCTTCCTGCGGCAAATATTACCCCAGTGAAAACCCCTTGTATGGTATCGACACTTTAGAAATTCGATACATGACAGCAAAGGATGAGGATATATTGACCTCTAGATCTTTACTTAAGAAAGGGGTGGCAATTGAAAGGATGTTGGAAAATATTCTTGTCGACAAAAATGTTAAAGTTGATGACTTGTTGGTCGGAGATAAAAACGCTCTTATCGTTGCAGCTCGAGCAACAGGCTATGGCGAGGACTATGAAACCAAAATCACTTGTCCAGCGTGTACTGAAACCGTAGATTACACATTTGATTTAACCGAAAAAAAAATGAATGCTGGTGGCGGAATTGAAGCATACAACGTCAGAGAAACAGAAAGCGGTACGTTCATAATCGAACTTCCAATATCCAAAGTCAGTCTAGAAGTACGGTTTCTGACTGGTGCCGACGAGAAGAAATTGGCCCAGATCGCCGAGAGAAGAAAAAAACATAATTTATCAGAAGCTGTTTTGACAGATCAGTTTAGGTTGATGATTGTTTCTGTCAATGGTGATAGTGCAATGGAGACAATTGGTTCGTTCATCGATGCAATGCCGGCTCAAGACTCCAGACACTTTAGGCTTATGTACTCAACAATAATGCCGAACGTTGAATTGAATCAATCGTTTACATGTTCTTCGTGTGGATACGAAGAGGAGGTAGATGTCCCGTTTACTGCGGACTTTTTTTGGCCTAGACGATAGTTACATCGAATCTGTTTACGAACAGTTCTTCTATATGAAATATTATGGTGGGTGGAGTTTTACAGAAGCATACAATCTTCCTGTAAAAGTGAGGAACTGGTTTGTCAATAAACTGACAGATCAATTGAAGATGGAACACGATGAAATGGAAAGCGCCACTAAAAGTAGTCAAAAGCAATACAAATAACTAATTATATGTGACACTTTTGGAGAACAACAATGAAGAACCTTCGCGAAGAAAAACTCTCTACGGTTATAGAAATCGATCTGAGCGCAGCTCGCTGCGGAAAGCTTAACGAGAACTATCTAGAATCCTTTGGCGCACAGGTTGCAATTGCCTTAGAGAGAATACTGGCTGGAACTGGTGGAGCCCTCAATCTTACCGGCAACAAATCAGAAATTCAATCCTTTGTAGATGCTCTGACTTCTGAAGGCGATTACATTGGCAAGTATCAACAGTTTGGGTTGAGCAATCCTAATACTTTGCAAAGTGCCAGTAGATTGAATAACGCAGTACAACAGTTTGAAGCACAAACAGGCCTAGTCTGGCCTTTAAAATAAGGAGTATCTAAATGGCTGAAGGAACTCCAGATCCAGCTCAACTTGCACAGGTAAACGATCTCCAAAAAAAGTACATGGCCGGCCTTAATGAGCAAGTCAAGGTTCAGCAGAAGATTCTTGCGTTACAAGGCAAAGAAACAGGCGCCTATTCGGCTGCGCTAGCTAGACTGCAAGCCCTCACAAAAGAACGTCAAGAGCTTATCAGATTGTATCAATCCGGAGATACGATACTACAAGCCGAACAACAGAAAATAGAGGCCATCATGGCATCCTCCCGCGCCCTCGCCCAAATGACCGGGGAAGAAATTGCGAACCTGCAAAACAAGTTAGGTATAATCAAACAAATTCAGGCCATGACCACAAGTGTGCGAGATCAACAAGCCCGCGTACTCTCAGTACAAGCACAATCGACCATTGAGTTGGGAAAGCAAGCCGCGGCATTTCAGGGCTTGTCAAGCAAGTTAGGTGGTTTAGTTGGTATCGGCACCAACTTTAATCAAACTGTACTTGGTGGTATGGCCAATGCGGTTGGCGGCATTGCTCACCAATTACAGAGTATATTGGGCAGTTATCGAAACATCGGAAGTTTAGCCGGCCCATCCGTTGCTGTTGCTAATAAGGCGATGGGGTTTTGGGCATCCGCTACTGAACAGTTGATGGTGGTACAAGATAGTTTACGTGCTAAGTTTTTTGCTTCTACGGGCGCATCTGATAGGTTTGGGGGATCTGTTATACAATCATCCACCGCTTTGAAGAATCTGGCTCTGGATGCCCGCGCAGCTGGAGCTGCAGCTCAGGCACTTTACAATGGCCTAACAATGTTCAAGGGGGCTTCTGAAGGCGCGAGGACAGAGTTAACTGTTTTCGCCGCAAAACTTAGTGAAGCCGGAGTTGATGTAAGATCGACAACTAGCTATTTGCAAACAATGACTCAGACCTTGGGAATGGGCAGGCAGCAAGCGATACAAGCCACAAGCTCTTTTGTCAATTTAGCACAGTCCTTACAACTGAATGTCAACTCTGCCTTACAGCAGGCTAATCAATTGATGCCTCAATTAGCTAAATATGGGCAGCGTGCTACAACTGTTTTGGCCGGCCTAGCTGCGCAAGGAAGAGCTACTGGCTTAGCCATGACTACACTTTTTGGTGTCGCGGCACAGTTCGACAGATTCGAATCTGCTGCTAATGCTGTTGGTAGGTTGAATGGTATTTTAGGTGGACCCTATCTTAATAGTATTCAAATGGTTTATGCGACTGAGCAACAGAGATTATCACTGCTGCATCAGACATTACAGGCCTCTGGTCGAACGTGGGAATCTTTGAGTAGGTTTGAAAGGCAAGCCATGGCATCAGCAGCAGGGTTCAGGAGCGTTGGAGACGCCGGCAATTTCTTTAAGGCCTCTCTTAGCGCAGCCACAGCAGAAATGGAAAAAGCTCGAGCAAAACAAGAGCGACTAGAAGAGGCCGGCCGCCGAACAAAAGATATATCCGACCGCCTTCGGCTTTCATTTATGACGCTAGCCACTAGTATGGGTCCGTTGCTTAATAAGATCATAGGGCTGGTCGATGGCTTTGCTAAATTTGCAGCAACCAGCCGCGGCCAAACGGTGGTGGCAGTAATGTCTGCGGTTGGAGTTTTTGTCAAGTTGCAACAGGGCCTAAGAGCAGTCACCGTAGCATTAATAGGAGCAAGAGCCGCGGCAGGCCCCCTCAACGCTGCTATGACAGCTTTGGCATTGGGAGGCACAGCCTTATTTTATCGTGAAATGGTAGAAAAGAAAAGCTCTCCTAACCTTGTTAATGCGACTCAAATGTTGGCCGGCGGCCTGCAACAAGTTGGAGGCGCAGCCGTTAGCGCGTCAGGAATGATATCGAGATCTGGCTTAGTGCCACAACTGTCTGCGTTGGCAGGTGCTATGAAAAATGTAGGTAGTGCTACTAAGAACTTTGTATTCGGTATGGAAGTTTCAGGGTATGAAGAAGTAATCAGAGCAACTAAAGAAATGGCAGAAGTAGGACCGGAAGCGAGGCAAACAATAGGTACTTTTTCACAGATGGTCAACACAACTAAAGCAGTGGATTCTTCTGATTCCCTTCGCGCAAGAGAGATCTCTCGCGCTGCAGAAAACTATGCAAAAGCAACCATACATCTCAAACAGGAAGGCAGTGACTCTATCATCAGGTATATGATCGAGGCCAAGAGAGAAGGTGGAGGCGGCGGAGGCGGTGGAGGTGGCAAACCACAAAAGGTTTACAATCAGCCAATAAACTTTAACGCCGGCGGCAGGGCGTTAGCTTCTGCAGTCTTAAATATTATAAATGATCAGGGCAATATTAAAGTATCTCCTGGATAACAAAACTTAATAAAACAGCTATTTAAGTTATAGGATAAAATTGTCATGACGCTTGCCCAAGACATTATAGATTACTTTTCGTCTGGCGAATCGCCTTATAGAGGCGGCAAGCCAGGAACCTTTGCAGATCATTCTGACAGTCTTGCGAACCAACATGGGTTATACATTGATATCTATGCGATGCATGCCAAAGCTCGTGTTGCCTTTAAAGCCTTTTTAACTTCGTTCCAAGATAGTTTTGATACTGGCTTAGACGTTAACACTTTCGTTGGCCACGCCGAACCAGTAAGAAAAATGAGGTCAGTTGATCGACAAATACAAATTGGGTTAGATTTACCAGCTAGCAACGCTGTACAAGCCAAAAGAAACTTGCATGATGTAAGTAAATTGGTCAGAATGATTTATCCACTTGTTGATAAAAAAACGGACGTTGGGGTTGAGAGGGCGTTTGTTAAAGCCGGCGGGGATCCCATATTCAAAGTTAAATTTAAAAACTTGATTACAGGAAACAGTCAAAACCCGGTAGGGAATGCTAGGGTAGATGGCTTGAGAGGTTACATTGGAAATATAAATTACAGTTTTGATTTACCATCTGGTTTTTTTCACGATGTTGGCCCTCATACGAAAGGCGCCCATAAAGGTGCTGCCGACACTAGTTTTATATACCCGCAACTTATAAACCTGTCCTTTTCATTTTTTCCGTTCAACGAAACATTACCAGCATGGACAATGTCAGGCGACGAAGCCCCGGGCACCAGAAATATAAAGTTCACAAGACCCAATCATCCTTACGCATGGACTTCAGAAGGTAGTACACTTTTAGATTCTTGGGCCTCTACTAGCGCGAACAAGATTAGTAAAGTAACAGCAATGACAGTGAATAAAGCGTTAAACAACAAGGGTGGCTGACAGTGAATAAAAGATTTGACAATAGAATCGTTTTTCGAAATACCTCTGCAACATACCAAGAGCACTTTGTTGATAGGAATGTCAATCACATAAGCCAGTTTAATACTGCAGAGTTCAGGAATCTGGAACCGGAGGATCTAGGGAATATACATGTCAGACGACACATATGGAAAACCGGGGATAAACTTTTTAAGTTATCTCACCAGTCATATGGTTCAACAAGGCTGTGGTGGATAATATCATGGTTCAACCAAAAGCCTCTGGAATCTGATTTTAAAATTGGCGAAGTCATTGATATTCCATTTCCCCTTTCGGATGTCCTAACTTTGTTTTATTCACGTAACAGTTGATGGGGGTACTTTATGGCTACAGATGATCAAAGCAAAGGTGTGGGGCCATACTCAGAACAATGTTTTATAAAAGATTTTATGGCTTTTTTTAGCGGCATTCATGGGAAAGATTATTCCGACTATGACCCAGCGGTGGCTGTCAAGAATTCGTTGGTAAGTGCACCTGTTAATATTTTGAAAGTTGATCGACTAAAATTGGGTGCTTCTTTGTCGATGAGCCACAAGTCTAACGAGGGCGCCGTAACTTTTATGAGTAATTTGAACTCTCCGAATGGCCAAAGGCTCTTGGAGAATGTACCCAAAGAACTGATGTCCAATCTGCAGCCTAAGGTAGAAGTTTACAAAATCTTTTATAAGGATAAAACTGATTTGAACGGTATTCAAGTGCCGTTTCCGTTTAACAATTTTCAAGACCCTTCCGAGAAAAAAGAACTTAAGGGTACCTACCCGCTTGGCTTGCCGGGCCATCTGGCAGTAGGTTTAAAGGAATTTTCCTTTGACTATTTGGGTACGAATCCTGCTGAGATTGATTATTATATTGATGTCAACATGAAGCTTTGGTTCAACAGCGTTGATGCAATGTTCCATCAGTATGAAATCCCGGCAGCAGTCCGACCCCCGAAAGCACAGGGGGAGTATGCGCAGCAGACTATTTCGTTTGCTGATTTGATAACAAGACCTGCATGGGGCGCCGGTTACTCTACAAAAGAATCCGCAGATAAAAACTCAAGCACTCATTTAGCCTGGGATCCTAGATATTTTAGAATAAGAATAGATATTAGTTATTCTCCACCTGCCCCCGAATTTTTGGACGAAGCATGTAAAGAACTATCCGCGCTCGGAACGAGCCCAAGCGAGATGAAAGAGGAACTTCTAGAAGCAATTGGAAGTGTCAAAGTGAGCTTCTTCCTTAATTTGTTAAGACATAACTTTGGTTTTCGTTCGGATGTCCCTTCAGGCCCTTTTGAGTTGAACATAAATTACAATGGAGCTGTGGAATCTGCGTTGTATTCTCCGGATGCGAACATCTTGAGAGCCAAAATTGACACTTCCAAAATTGAAAAACTTAAAGGAGGAGAAGGTAAAGAGGCGTGGCAAGGCATGGAAAGAATGGCGGATATGGTGATTGATGATTTAGGTTTGGACCCGCGTGATTATGATAAGACTACTTTTTTTCGGATAGAAAATTCAGGTTTCCAGTTACCATTTTCTAAAAGGGCACCTCACTCCACTTACAAAGTCTTGAGGCCTCGAGAAGAAGTCAGCGGCGTGTTAGAGACCGAAGCCGGCATCGACGTGGGTATTTGGCCGGAATCTCCATTAGAACAAATCAATGGCAAAAACCCTTACGGCGCCAAAAGCTTCCCCATCCTAGGGAAATGGCCAAGTGAGACTGCCAATAAGCTTGATGCGTTTTATGTCTACAAATCTTGGTGGAATGAGTTTCTGGTTAAGAACGGTTTGGCAGCCGATCAGATTCGAACCAGAATGTATTCTAGGATTCTAGAGGAACTGGCTGCTAAGAAGCAGTGTGTGGGAAATAACCTTATAGATAGACCCAGCAGAATATATAGTATGTATATTCCTAGTGAATACATCTTGCGATGGCGTAAAAGGAGTAGGGACAGACTACACACACCTGAAGAGAAAAGAAGAATTGATACCGCGAAGGAAAAAGGAGGTTCACGTGAAGAAATTGAGGCAGCAAGGGAATCTCGTTTTAATCGCGTCCGTTCTGAGGGAAAGGACAGTGTTTATTCCGTTAGAAGAGAGATTCTGGGGCTCTTGTTCAAGCAAATTCGTGCATCACGGGATGAAATTCAACAGCACAATCAGTTCCCTCCCGGCCGCCAAGAATCTGGAGCCGGACCGCTGCTTGTACCGGGCGCCCCACAGGATCCCACCACTCATCCTACTGAAATTGGTTGGGACGAAAACATAAATAATTATGTTTCTGTGAGATTGTCAGAAAATCCAGATAACTAGGACGAAGACAGGGCGGAAGAAGCCCTCATGCCTCCGCCCCGGGCCCCCAGAGGCACGAAGGCTTCGGGAAAGGGCCACATGACCAAAATTACTTGGTTTTATTTTGGAGATTTGATTGACTCGGCCATTGATATTCTTCGTGATGATGAGGGAACTCTTCATTTGGATCTTTGGCGCGCCCCAGAATATGATTCCAATGGACAGATTGATCCAAGTGCCGGCGGCGGCTCTCTCAAAGTTATATTAGGTGACGTCACCTATTACGATCCCGTAGAAGGAATCAAAAAAACAATTAGTTTATTAGACTTGCCAGTCTCCTATGAACTTTTTAGAGAGTTCTGGTCAGAAAAAGTCATCAAGCCGATGAGGGAGAAATATTCTTTTCAAGGTTTTTTGAGAGACGTCATGACCGAATTGGTTTCGGCCTCTTTGACGAATAGGTGCGCTCTTTCGGGAGAGCCAGTCGTTGGCATTCGCACACACATTTATCAAGCCTCTGTTCCAAAAGAAGCAAAGAGGAAAATTTATGCGGCG